GCGTAATCTTAAAATTAAAAGTTAATGTAATAATTAATAATGTAGGTTGATTAAATCTACTAATTAAGCCTAAAATCTCAACGAGGTTCAAACGCCGAGTAGTATTAACCTATCACACATTACGTTTCCACGGGAAATCAACTAGGTCACGGGCGGTCTTTACTTAGACTAAACGAATCATGTCGTTTTAGTAAAGGTTTCGCCTACCACCGGATTGTGTCATGTGCGGAAGCTTCAACGCAGTTCACGAAATCGCCTCTCTTCTTAGTCTCATCACAATTTTTCACCTTGAATTAACTCGGTTATTATTGGTCAGAAGAAGAGTTTTAACTATTCGCTAGTGGTCTACGCACTTCTACAGTTATTTGTATAGCGCTACTGTAAGCCGGCTAGTTTATACACCTTATTTCAAAGTGTTTGTACAACGTGTAACAAAGGGTGGACCTAATAGCCCACAGAAACTGAAATCATCGCCCACAGCTCTATAGAAGAGTGCTTTAGTGGTTTCAGCTTCCGTCAATATGTTGACCGATACTAAGTTACGTTGTATCAAATCCTGAACACCTATAACTGGTATAGATCCAGCGGTGTTAGGTAATAAAGGATACCTCGAGTAATGAGGCACCTGAAATTCGAAAGTTCCTTCAAGATTGCGTGGCATATATACATCAGCAGCTGTTCTAGTTTCATCGATGACAGTATTGTCTTCTTGAACTGGACCAGCATTAGCTTCTGTAGCGCCATTTTCTGGGATCAATCGAATACGCGCCGCGTAAACTTTGTTTTCGAACGGTGCGATTTTGAATCTAAAACTACCCCTATAATAAGCAAATATATAACTATAATACGAATATAAATCTATATTAACCATAGTGGCTTGTGCTGCTATTGGTTTTGGAGTCTTAAACGAATTAATACGATATAAGTTATTCTTTTTAGAAGTTGTAGTTAAGTTAGAATAGATTAAATGAAATCGCTTCAAAATTTGTCGTAACGATGTTACTTTTTCTCCAACAGTTAGTGCAGAGCTAGTAAAAGATGTCCCTTGCGGTTGTCTCATACTAGACTCTCCTACTTCACCTGTCTTTTGGACAATTTCTGGGGATACCGGTGTCGATTCAGCTACGTTGACCTGTGCAATACCACGTAAAACTCTATCAAGAGTTACTGGTTTGGAGGCCCTTAGCGTAGGATAAATCTTCGGTTGTCGTGGCATAGATAGTTCAAAATCTGATGCTCCAGAAACTTCAACAAGACAAGAAATAGTATCAGACACTGTGGAAGTTGCACGTAATTCATTAAGAATAAGAACGTACAACCTACCAACAGAGTGCTGATAATCTTTCAATGGCGATGTCACATCTGCACTAGATAATTTCCATGGCTGAACTGAAACGAATGGAACATTGAATGTTACATCTGTATCAGAACGCAAGTCAACTACAGAACTGTAAGAGGCATTAGGATCAGCATTGTCTGGCAACTTATCATCATTAGAGTAATCACCAGGAACAAATAAGATCCTAACACGTCCAGAATGGAATTTAGTCTTGACAAATTTGAAGTGAAAATTTATACCTCCTCTCCACATGGTGAATGGCGAGGAAATATAAGCTAAGTGGCTCGGTGCTACTCTAGTATCATCTACGGCTATAGAAAAAACCGAAGGTGTAATAGGTGTAGCATATAGTACGGCACCAGCTTTACCATTAGATGTCCATTGGAATCTTTTGATAAAGCATGGCGTTCGTGCTATATGAGCGACAGTCATTTCATCGATATCAGTACGAGTTAATGCAGGATTTACTTCCAGCTCATTAATAGCACTAATACCAAGTGAATGACTCATGTCGACACCGTCTGCATTAGCCATAAATCTACTGCCTGTTAATTTATTAAGGTGAGGCGCTTCCGCAGTTGTAGGCTTCGACCAACCAAAATGTTTTGCAACATCTCGAATTGTATTCGAAACCCACAGTGCAGGACGCGCATAATTACTTACTAAAGGGACATCTTGTAGGGGGGATAAAACCGACGATACGCTTGCTGCTGCAGAGCTAATAACTCCTGCCCCAGCTGAATCCTGAATTGCTTCAGTTCCAACTTGAGCAGTTGCAGCAATAGGCATAGCCGTCGGATACTTAATTTTAATATTTTTAAAGTTAATCCATAAAGTACAGTCTACAATACCTCCAGATGCAATATCAACTAGAGGAGAATATACAACTACCTTAAATCTACCTATATGACCAACACCATTAGTCAGATCACTAAATAAGTATGGTGAGTAGTATGGTATACACATCGTGGCTTCCGTACACGTCGATAAATCTAAATCAACGCGAGGAGAACCAGTCAATGGAACCAAACTAGCATCATCAACATTATTGCGATCATCGTAATATTTTTGTCGATCTTCACCTAAATAGTTATAGCCTGGAATATAAACTAATAATAAACGCCCAGCTTGAAAAGGTTGAGCGTTGACTTGTAATTTTAATTCTACATCTGCTCTAAATCCATAGAAACGTTCGCATTTCGCTCTATACATAGAGTTGTTGATAATCGGATCAAGGGGTAAATCTACCGCCATGAGCGTTTTACCAGCATTATCATTCGTGGTCCACTCAATATTTTGGATATTGATTGGTCTTTGAAGAAAATCTATGATAGAGTGATTACGACCGTCGTCTACGGATGTTAGATAAGACATATCTAAATCTAAAGGATCGGTATAAATACTAGTGGATGGGGTCATACCTTCAGAAGAGAAAGTCAAAATTTGTTGTTGTTCATGTGTCATTTGTGTTTCTTGAAAATTAGCAGGTGAGTTTCTGACCTATCTGACCACCTAATCAAAATAGGACATTCGGACTAATCTAGATTTCGTGGGGCTGCCAACGGCCATCTTGATAAGTAAAGTTAAATAACTAAGCCTTAAATTACTAAATGCATTAAGCTAATTTTTATAGTCCTAACATTATAACTTAAAGATCAAATTAGTAATTAACCTCAAAATCTCCGCCAAGCTCCTCATTTCTGAGTTTCAATAGCGTGGTTGATCTTGAGTCGGGGTTAAATTCGAGTCCAGTGCCACGAGTCAAATCGAGTCCAAGATTTATCATCTTAGATCTCCATTTGGCGTCCGTGACTTTATCATGCATAGCGAGTTCGGTTAAACCTCCGCTGAGTGTGTCAACACAGATACGTAACGGCAATTGATTACCAATACGTACCCAGTTTGGTGCATCCAATATAACATCAATGTCAATCGGTGCGACCCACAACCCAACGAAACTTTCAAACCTAAATTTCCGTTTTAGAAATGAAACCTCTTCTAATGTACGTGCTTTAACACATTCACCAGTTTTAGCTTCATCAGTCATTGTCATTTCCAAATTTTTCCTGAGAATGGGTGTGAGAGTTTCTTGATTATAAACATCAATAACCTCTGGTCGTATATTCATTATGAAGTCATCACCATAAAAAATAGACGAAGTATGCTCAAAAAACGAATTCATTGTAGCATACGACGTTCCATCCATTATGTCCAACCACGAATCGGCAAGACAACAATGATTAACGATACTGTTCAATATAGCAGTTGCAGGGCATCCTGAGGGGATTCCATTGCGAACATAATATATCAAAGCAGCACCAGTTAAATCAGAGTGGTTTGCGATATGTAGATGGTTGATGCACTCCATACCCACTTTCATCAGAAATTGTTCAAATTCGTCATAATCCAATTCGTGTCCGTTAATAATGTTTTTGTCGGTTGCTACAATCTGGTCCCAGTTCCTCATGAACCAGTCAACCATGATTTTAACAGCGACTTCCACATATTGTACAGGTAGTGTGCCGTCAAAGTTAGAGTAATCTCCAGCAATGACATGTTTTCCGTTTCGTTTGAGTCGTTTAGCTAATAGGTCCCATTCTGGTGACATCGGGTTGATCCCAACGGCAATAGAATTTTGAACTCTATTTCGCATAGCGTGAGCAATGAATGGTAAAAAGTATTGTCTGAACAAGATAGTGTAATGTAGTGGACAAGCGGTGAACAATCGAGTTTTTCCTACGTTAGCCTTAGCGATCGGGATTTTAGCATCTTTCAATGTGTCAATCCAGATAATGCGGGGTCTAACGTTATCGATCATACACTGGGCGAGTTCATCTACATCAGCCATAAGTTGTTTACACGCGTCGTTAGTCAAGTCGTAATCCATTCCATCACCAAACCATTTAGTCTTACCGCTCTTTCCTTCCTTTTCATATGTATAAGGATATCCAGGAGCAGTTTGTCTGTTAATGGCATTGATAAATGGGTCTCCGTTAATTCCAATAATAGTTTCTTCGCGTGTTAATGGTAGTTTATAGTGAGCAGGTGAGCTAATGTATTCACGTTGGTAAAATACACTCATTGCCTCATAAACAGCATCAACACGTTGTTGTGGGACGTAAGGTCTCACAACGCCATATTTATTCCGTTGCAAGGTCATAGGGTCAATAGTCGTTCCGTTTTCATCCGTAAATGGGCGCAAATATCCGGGTTTGTTAGGACTCTCAATCAATTTTCCATAAGCTGGTGATTTCTCAAGAGCAGTCTTAACACTTCCCATGATTCTACGTCCGGGTTCCGTTCCGTAAATCAAGAAAGTTCCATTTTCCTTTAAAATATCGGGGTTAACATCCAGGGGTACAATTTCGTGTCCATATTGACTGATTGGCTGAAAATGTTTCATCAATCGGTCAATGATTTGTCGAGTTAGAGCTACAGAGATGCCTTTGTTCATGTGCGTAATTCCAGCAATATGCATGCCCATAATCTTCTGGGTAATAGCAGCATTCGATGCAATAAGTATCGAGCCACAGTCACCAAAAAAGGTTACAGCATGATATGTGTAAGAACCACGATTCTGAACA